CCTAAAATCTCTAAAAAATCTAAATTTTCGCGATATTCCATCATATTTACAACCAATTCTAGCTAGTTGTCCCTGGTTTGAACTGAATACATTAGCATTGAGATAATCCTGTAATATTGGCCCTGTGTAAATACCCTCTTTAATTTTTATAACTTTTGTCTCTCTTAAAGCAGTGGGATAGTTAGTTGTATTATTTGCTGATAAATCAAAAAGCTCTACTGTAAATTCATTTGTTCCATAACTACTACAAAATGTATAATTTGAATTGGGAACTTGAACACTAACAACTGTAATACTTACAACATTTTTAAATTCTTCAGGAAGATCTAAAACAAAATCTGTAGCACTTGTCTGATAAAAGTTCTTTCGAAATTTGGTATTAATATTTAATAATGTACTAGTTGTATTTTTAGGAAGTGGGTTAATTTTATTTGTATGGAATTCATCACTCCCATTTTTTTTTATAACGTGATGTGAATTATTAAATGTAACAGAATGATTCATATCTTGAATAAAATCACTATTTATTAATTTATAACTACTGTCTTTTTTAATAATCACTAATAATTTTTTTTTACATTCCGTTAAAAATTGAGAAATCTCTTTTTTTTTCTCATCATCTATATTTTCAACCTTAATATTATTTAGTAAAGTTTCATGCTTTTCATTTATTAAACTTTCTGTTATCGTTAAGCTTTTATCTAAGTTGAAAATATCATAATAATCCTCCTTACTATAATTACTTGTATCCAAATCAAAATTCATATATAATAAATTGTTATATTTTAATTTATACAATATATACATAAACATGGCAAGTTGTTTCACAAACCCTAATAAAAAAAAATTATCAGCTAAAGATTATACTATAAAGAAAAGAAGAAGTACAATATTTTGCGATTTAAGGAAAATTGCGATAGATAATATTAAGAATGAAAAAAATATAATTTCTGGAAATAATGAAGCATGTGTTGATTACCGGGGTATTTTTTTAAAATACAAAAATAAGAGTACACAATTAGATATGCTAGCAGCATATAAAGATATTTTCAAAGAAGAATTAACAGAAGATGTTAGTGGGCAATTATTTACAAACCATTTTTGTTCACCTTATGATATAAGCAAAAACAATGCTGATATTAGTAATAATTATTATCCAACAAATATTCAGTTAGCGTATGGTGATGAAGGATATGGACACGTAACTACTTACTTTGGTGCTCTAAATAATGATATTATTTCTACTCATACAAATAATAAATATAGAAATACTTATGCTGAAATTATGAAGGTTGGTGATGATACTGATATTAAAAATAAAAAAAATGGTGAATTTAAAAATAATAAATTTAAATTTAGGAAACCTTGTGTGGGAAAAGGAATTGACCCTTTAGCACACACACACTCTATATCCGTTTTAAAACCGTCTGACTGGGAACCGCACGTAAATTCCACCATACCATCATCAAGCTACACAAATCTCGTTTTGGTCGGTGAACCACTTTTAGAAATTGCGCTTGCAGCTGTCGGAGAAGTTATGTGATAACTAAATACTAACAGTAACCCCCATAAACGTTAATTGTTGTTTCCTCTTTCCGGGATTTATTTTAATAGAAACATCGGTTAGTTTATTATCTCTCCAACATTTCAATAATAAGTTTGTATCTGTTTCCATATATTCGAAACAGTTTATAATTCTATTTTCATTTAAAAATCCTACAACACGATTACTTACAAAATATTGAGGAATTTTTTCCCACACACGTGGTTTATCTCTTGGATATCCACTTACAATACATAATATGTTAAGTAATAAAATAATAAATTTCATATATACTAACATATTTATAAATAACTTAAAGTCATTTATAAATATTTTTTTAATGGAAATAGAAGAAAACGGTGCTAAAATAATCTTAAATAGAATAGATACTATATTGGAATTTAAAAGAAAAAGTTCAAGTAAAATAGCACAATTAGAAATAGCATTAAAAGAAGAAAAGGAAAAACTTCGCAAATTCAATAGTTTTTTATCTAACACGTGTTCGCATTCATGGATAGACGACCATATAGATTGTATGGCTGGTTATAAATTATCTATTCCTATTCGTTATTGTGAATATTGTGAAATAAACCATAGTACCTTCTTATCAATTACAAAATGATAATTTTAAAAAAGAAGCGTAGACTTTAACATAATTTCCACCAATAATATTTTTTTATATGATAGCAAGTATATGGTGCTTTTTTTTCAGTACATCTACAATTTATACAATATCCGTTTTTAAAATCGTGATATCTACAAGAAGTTCTTTTGGAATACCCCCCTGTATCAACAATAAAACTATCGTTACATTTATAACAATAACTTTCATCTGTTAAATCGTTATAATCGTGTTCTGATACGCATAAATTTCCCATATTATATAAATATTAGTAATTAGTTTTATATAATATTATTCTTGATTATATTCAATCTAATAATCATCATCATCATCCTCAGATAAAGGTACCAAGGTGGCCTCTGCCTCGTTGTTGTCCTCTTCTTCAGAATTGCCTGCGGCTGCTGCTTGGGCTTGGGCTTCTGCTTGTGCTTGTGCTTGCCTTGCTTCACCTGCTAGTCTTGAGTCTTCAGTTGCCTTTTGTTCATCCACTAGTCTTGCGTCTTCAGCTTCTGTTTGTAATCTCCGGAACATAGCTTCGTTGTGAGGCATCATTGTTTGGTCTAATTTTTGATTTAAACGTTCAAGTCGACGAATATAGGTTTCAGTATTTGTGATTTGGGTTATTCTTTGTTGGATTCGGCGCGCACGGGCATCGGTGGTTTCGGTTACGGGGCCTCGAGGGAGGGGCTGACCTTCAATATTGGTTATTTCTGATCGTAATTGTGTTATTCGGTCTCGGGCTTCTTCAATAAGTCTGTCATTATTATCACGAGCAGCTACCAATTGTGCTAGCGCGGTGACAACCCCCGTGGGTTCTGAGTTTTCATCACCATCACCATCACCATCATCATCATCGTCGCTATCAGTATCTGGAAACTCATCATTATTCCCCCAAGGACTTCCTATATGTGAACTTAGTATGAAGTCTTCAAGAGAAGAAGCAGGGCGAGATAAGAAATTCTCGTTGTTTTGCTTCATAAATTTATCATGGCAAGGAATTAATAATATGAGAGTGTTATCCATAAATAAAATGTTTAATTCAGGGAAGAAATAATTCAATGTGTCGATTTGCGGACCAAAAGGTTCTTTTTTTAACGACGGCGATCCGCCTGTCCTTATGTCAACATTCCATATAGAAATATGTCCAAAGTTCATTTTCCAAGTGAATAATATATTGTTAAGAACAGGACCAAATCCTTGCTCCTCCAAAAAGTGATTTGCTATTGGTTCTTTTGTTTCTTGACTTCTTGTTTCTGTTTTCGACGATCCTCTCTCCTCCCCTTCAACTATCTCACTCATCTCATCGGAAACCATTGAAGACATTTCCTGAATGTTATTCATTGCTAATTTAAATCTTTTAAAAGGGGTATTATTCTCGCTCATTTTACTCGGGAAGTTTGGATAATTTTTTGTTATATAACCATAAATAATTTTATATAAACCATTGGGGCTTATATCTTCTGTTGTTAAATCGTCATATGAAAATCCTTCAGATTTTACAAGGGTTTTTATCTGTAAAATTCTTTCCTGATCAAGTGGAGGCAATGGTTCTTGCGTTTGTAGTTCAGACATAATATATAATATTAATATATTAAATAGTAATATTATACTTAATTAAAATTCACTATCAGAAATTCTATTTCCTCCACGGGAATTTAAATAACACTGTTGTTCTTTTGTAATACACGCACATCCGTCTCCACTACTAACATTGGAATTCTCACAACATTTTCCAGTAAACTCATTATTTGCCCACATAAATAATTGACCTTCTGGTAAAGGAACAACAGGGGACAATTTATGTCCGCCGGCAACTTCTCCCATATTAACTTTAGAATCGTATTTATCATTATGAACACCATTGCTCATATTGTAACCAACAGCCGCGCCGGCAGTTTCCATTCCTTCTCGAGTAGCACATCCACAGATTAAATGACTACATAATAACATTCCTATTATTACTGAAACAATAATAACTTCAACTCTTGCTTTAAAACCGAACACTTTAATTTCCATATTATACATATTTAATAGATAAAAATTAAGAGAGAGCATATAATTTATCTTTTATATCTAAAATATTTTCAATAGCAGAATTATAATCCCTCAGTCTTATATTATTTACGATAAAAAATCCAGAATTGGTTATTAAATGGTAAAGTTTTTCAGGTCCTTGAATAATTTTCCCAAATTTATTTAATGTGTTAAAATTTCCTAAATCAACATCACAAATATGAAGATTTGGTGCCCCTATAATTTCACAATCATTGAAAAAATATTTTCGTACATATGCAATATTTGTCGTATCTATTTCAACTGTAGCTAGAACTCTCTCGCCTCCTCTTAATATATCATTGACTTGGATATCTTTTAAAATTATTTCTTTACCATTTTCTAATTCAATTAAACAATTTCCATCGATTCCAGATTCCAAATATTTATGTATGTCGCTTAACGAAGAATGTGTGTGTAAATAATCTAAATTTTTCAATTTAATAATATCTATAGGTTCAATATCATCCCAATCTAAAAATTTATAGTTATTAATATTTATTCTTTTACTTTCAGTAGAAATACAATAGATATATGGTTCGCAATAGTTTTCTATTTTAATACTTTCTGGATGGTCTTTAATAAAAATCCATCCTTTAATATCGTGTAAAACTTTATGTGTTCCACTAATAATCATATTATTAAAATTATACATATCATTGTTGCTTGCTATTTTAAACGAAGCTGTTACCTTATCACCATTTTCTAAAATTGTTCCTGAACTTATTTTACTAATACTTTTAAATCCATCTTTAGTTGCTATTTTGGTATTTTTATCGAAACATCCTGGCTTTTTGGGAACACTTCTGCTTTGAATATCCAATATATGAGCGGTCCATCCTGCTATAATAGAAATAGGAACAGCGAGAATAACAAAAAACGCAGTTAATGCTGCTGCTGGCGCCCATGTAAATGGTAATATCCATAATGCGATAATAACAGTTATTAAAACAATTAAGGCTACAATTAATATAGTTAAAAATGATCCCATAAAAGCTTTAATGGCTAAATATCCACTCATTACAGTATAAAGTCCTGTTACCATTATCCCTTCGGTTTTTTTTAAGGTATCTTTTAATTTTATAAACATACGTTGAACAGGTATCATGACGTTATAAATCCGTGCAACCATATATCCAATCATTTGCCTTACTTTCAATCGCAGATAAAACCCCATTGTTCTAAATGCCTGAACAACATTCATAAGCATTAAATAAAATTTTGTTGTCGCATCAGTTATTAAATACAAAGGAGATGTAAAATATTGAACAACTTCACCTAAAATACCAATAGTACATTTTGTAAAATTATCAGCAGTATAATTAATTTTCGAAGTGCCTTTAGGTGCGTTTATAAGTCCTGCGAAAGGCATGACTTCTGGTTTACATCTTTCATTTGCCCAATTTTGTCTTATTGGGTCCATTTTGGCTTGAACATAAAAATAAGAAAAGATACAAAAGAAAATAAGTAAGCTAATAGCTGTTGCTACAACAGATCCGCCATATTTATCTAAATATGTTTCCTTCATATAAAGTTTGTTAAAATAAGAATTAAATGTTTCGGGAATAGTGTCCATTAATATATAAATGGATAATATTCTAATAAATTAATCTTCCCAATCCCAAAATGTAAATTCTCCAACGGGTATTTTATGATTAGATGTAATTAAACAGCTTAATTCATCATCGCAAATATCTGTTTTAATAGAATAGCTAACATCTTTAACAGGTTTGAACGATACAATATCGCTTTTATTTTTTATATCAATTAATATTTTATGTTCTCCTGTAACATAAATATAATTTTCCAATTTATCGCTCCAAATTTTATAATAAGGATTGTTTTTATCACCTTTAAGGGTTAATACCCCGTATACTTCAGCGCCATTTTCTAATATGGTGCCTAATTTTATATCTTTCATTAAGGAGGTAGTGCCGTTATTTAATGTTACGGGGGTATTTTTATGAAAACAAACAGCTCTAATAGTTTTGCCTATAGGTCCTCTATTTATACTTTGTCCCGTCATCATTGCACCTTGAATGAGATACATAAAGGTCATTAATATACCAACAAGTTTCATAACTGTATCTTTTAATTTTATTACTAAAGTTTGAACTTGAATGAGTACATTAACAAACATTCCATAAATATCACCAACCATAGTGCTTAAAAATTTGCGAAACATATTGAAAAATTCTCTTAATAAGTTTAATCGTCCCATAATCCAATCTCCCAAACCTCCGATATTTTTTAAAATGTAATACAATGGTTCTAAGAAAAATCCCATCATATCTTTTTGAATATTTCCAACACAAAAAGTAAGATTTGCTATTGGGTCGTGTCCCAAATAACTTGCGAAGGGCATGGTCATAGGATTACATCTATGAACAGGCCAATTTTTTTCCAAATCTTTTAATCTTATCATTATAAATCCTGTTAAATGTAATATTCCAAATGCAATTATTACTAAAAAAAAATATGATATATCCTTAAATTTTATATTGAAGTTTCCCAGATTAAAAAAGTCCATGATAAAATATAATGGTATTTTAATTTTTTGTATTTATTTTAATTATCTTCTTCTTTTTCTTTTACTTTTTCTACGTTTTCTTCTAGATTTTCTTCGAGATTTTCTTTTTCTCTTTGTTTTTCTTTTCTTTTTCTTTCTTCTTCGTTTCGTTTTTCTTTTTCTCCTTCTTCCTCCTACAGTTGACTTAGCATTTTCTACCTTATTAGGATCCATTGGCGTATCAAATTTTCCGTCGGCGTCAGCTTGTAAGCCGGACTGCAACCCACCAGCGATTGCTTTATTACCTGCGGCACCAGCTTGTCCCATTTGAGGTGCAACAGTACCTCCACCAGAAAGTTTATTGTTCATATCGGTCAATTCAGCATCCTGTGCCCTTTGAGCTGCTATATTTCCAGCCAGTTGGTCACTTGGACTAGTAGCAGATACCGCTGGGGGCTCCATTTTAAAATCTGCGGTAACTCTCCTTCCACCGCGTCTTGATAAATCTCTAATTTTTAAACGAATATTGTTTTTCATTTATATATATAGCAAATAAAAATATATAAATAGATAAAATAAAAATAACATATATGAGTAAAATTAAAATAGATGATGAAACACGTCTAAAATTTAACGAGCTTTTAAAGGAAAGCGACGCATCTGATAATACCGAAAAAATTAGAAAACTTAAACATAGTTCTAGAATTAAGGAACAAGTATCAATTATGTTAGATATTAAAAAAAGATATACACGATTGGATAAAAAAACAGTATATACAATGATTGATACGCAATGTAATTGGTTGTTTACACATTATTTTAATTTATTTAATAAGCTAAAGAAGGATGAATTAGATATTAAAATAACAGGTCAATTTATTATGGCTCTTAAAGACGTAGAAGACGGGGTTATGGATCAACACGAAGCTTCCGTAAGGGTTGGGAAAATATTAAAAAAGTTATATATTGATAGTGCTCTAAAAAAGGACAAAAAGGAAGAAGCAAATAGAGAAAAACAAAGGAAAAAAAAGGACAGGGGTAAAAGTAAGTTAACATGGAACCAATATAAAAAACTTAATTTAAATGTATAAAATTGATTTAATGAGATATTATTTTATTAAATTTATAATAATGAAGCTCTTAATTTGTGAATCACCCGCAAAAACAAAAAAAATCGCAGGTTATGCTGGAGCTGGTTACAAGTGTGTGGCGAGTTTTGGTCATATTCGACAAATAGAAAATGGTCTAAAAAGTATTGATTATGATAATAATTTTACAGTTACATTTTGTGCTATACCAAGTAAAAGTAAGTATATTTCACAACTACGTAGAAGTATTAAAGATGCGGATGAAGTTATACTTGCTACAGACGATGATAGAGAAGGAGAGGCAATTGCTTGGCATATTTGTAAAATGTTTAATTTAGATTTGAAGACCACGAAACGAATTATTTTCCACGAAATAACAAAACCAGCTATTCAAAATGCTATTAAAAATGCTACTATTGTTAATATGAATACAGTTAACGCACAATTGGCTAGACAAGTATTGGACCTTTTGGTTGGATATACTATAAGTCCTATATTATGGAAACACATCACTAGAAAAAGTGAAACAAGTTTAAGTGCCGGAAGATGTCAAACACCTGCTTTAAGGTTGGTATACGACCAACAACAAGAGATTAATAAATCACCGGGGAGAAAGGTATATAATACTGAAGGTAAATTTTTGGGGGAAAATTATACATTAAATCACAATCATACAAATGAAGAAGAAATCGGAGATTTTCTGGAAGAAAGTGCTGATTTTGAACATAAATATAATGTAAGTAAACCAAAAAATTCAACGAAAATGTCTCCAAAACCATTTACTACTTCTACTTTACAGCAAAAAGCAAGTAATGAATTTGGATATAGTCCAAAAATCACAATGAGACTTGCTCAAACTCTTTATGAAGGTGGTCATATTACGTATATGCGAACAGATAGTGTGAAATATTGCAAGGAATTTACAGATAATGCTAGTAAATTTATTACTAATAAATATGGAAAAGATTATGTTAGTCCATTTATTAATGGTATTACAATTGGACAAGAAGTCGAAGAGAAGAAAAAGAAGAAAAAAAAGAGTCCGAAGAAGGGCAGTTCTTCGAAAAAGAAGAAAGAGAATAACGCTCAAGAGGCACATGAATCTATAAGACCTACAAAAGTAGACGTAGTAAAATTGTTAGAAAAGGGTAAAATTACTTCAAAGGAGGCCAAGTTATATTATTTAATTTGGAGAAATACAGTTGAAAGTTGCATGGCCCCTGCTAAGTATTTATCAATTACGGCAAAAATTACTTCTCCCGAGAATCATTTATATAAACACAGTGAAGAACAAGTTGTGTTTCCTGGATGGAAAGCTGTTGATGGTTATGAAGAAACAAATGATATTTATGATAAATTGTTAAAAATAAAGAAAGACTTAATTGTTGAATATGAAGTAATTAATAGCAAGGTTACATTAAAGGATTTAAAAAAAAATTATACCGAAGCGCGTTTAGTTCAAATGTTAGAGAAGAAGGGAATTGGAAGACCTTCGACATTTTCAAGTTTAATATCAAAAATTCAAGAAAGGACTTATGTTATAAAACAAAATGTAGAAGGTAAGAAAATTAAATGTGTGGATTTTCAGTTGATAGGGGACGAATTAGAGGAAAATGAAAGTGAAAGAGTATTTGGCAATGAAAAGAACAAATTGGTTATTACCCCTATTGGTACAATTGTATATGAATTTTTAGAAAAACATTTCGATGACTTATTTAACTATGATTATACAAAAAATATGGAAGATGATTTGGATAAAATTTCTAAGGGGGATAAAATATGGCATACTTTGTGTGATGAATGTAATAAACAAATCAAAACATTATCAAAGGAGTTAAAAGGGCAAGATAAATTAACTATAAAAATAGATGATAAACATACATATATGATTGGTAAGTATGGCCCAGTAATCGCATATAAAGAAGGAGATAAACTTAAATTTAAACCAGTTAAAAAAGATATTGATATTGATAAATTAAAACGCGGTGAATATAAATTAAAGGATATAATTCAAGTTACTTATAAAAAAAATGTTTTGGGAAAATATGAAAATAAAGAAGTCGTATTAAAAAAAGGTAAATTTGGATTATATGTAACTATTGATGGAAAAAATATATCAGTAAAATTTGATGACAAATGTGACGATGAAATTGTATTAGACGATGTAATTCCTTTTATAAAAAAAGGTAAACAGAGCGGTAGTTCATTATTAAAACAATTAGACGAAAATATATCTATTAGAAAAGGGAAATATGGACCTTATGTGTTTTATAAAACAGATAAGATGAAAAAGCCAAGATTTATTAATATGAAGGGTAAATCAATTGAAGATATAACAATTTCTTGGGTTACAAAACAACTTTAATATAAATGTGGAATTCTTATAATCTTATTACGAACTTGTTCTTCTCGTAAAATATTAAATTCTATAACAAAACTAAAGGGTAAATTTTTAAAATCAACCAATCGTCCATCATGATATCTAAATTTAAATTCTAATCTATTAATATTTTTTATTGGTGGATCCGTCATAAAAACATTTGTATTCATAGTCATTCTATTTCCTAATTCTGTTCCAAATGGAGTTCTGGTTAATGGAATTATAGCAAATGCAGCAGCACTTTTATGCCCATAATCACAATTATACATAGTATTGGTTCTTTCAGAAAATGGATAAATTTCGTGTATAGTATTATATTTTTCAAGTTCCATATAAATACAATCTTCTCCCATTAAATTAACATTATTTGGTGAACTTAAAATACTAACTGTAGTATTGGCCATTCCTGCAGCCTGTGTATATTGTATTTGAACAGCACTTGCCTCTTGTTTATAAAATATAATTTCTTTACCGCCGGTAGGTTCAATCCAGTTATTACCCTGATTATTATATAAAATAAGACCATTTAAGTTAGACATATATGTATTTATAATAGGTTTACCTTCTAAATCCAATGGTTGACTTTGACTAGCAGAATCATCATTTAATAAAATACCGGAGCTTATATCAATATTATATGAATAATACATATCTTTATTAAATCCCATATAATATGGAAGTCCCCATTTAGTATATTGCGAAAACATAAATTTATTAGGACTACATTTTTCAAATGTATATTTAAGTTCGCAATTTGCTAATAATTCAAATGAACCTTCAGTAGCCCCCATTACCATATTATTCGTTAAATTATTATAAAAAACCACTATTGGTTTGAATACTTTAATTGCTCCGTTATTATAATAGGGGGATTGTGGAACATAATAAGGTCCACTAGGGGAACCCAAACTCGGTTGACTGGATGTGGATGGTTTTCGCATACGACCAAAAGTATTAACGTCTGTATTTCCTAGCAATGTAAGTCCAACTATTTGGTGGCCTATAGCATTAGCATAAGACATAATTTGTTCGTTCATTTTATTTTGTATGGTAGAAGCTAAGTTATTTGGACTATATGCTCCTTCAGGTAATGTAATAATTTTATCTTGAAGAGAAAATACTATTTTAAATCTACCTGTCCAATCTGTCTCTGGAACTGGTCCATCTTCCCTCCAGCCATCTAAATTTTCAGGCCATTGTGCGTTTATGTTTGTATTTTTAAATGGTAATTCCTCTTTAATCGTCATCCATTCATCGTTAAGATTTTCATATAAAACGTCAATATCATCTGGTAATCCTAGAGTTGCGAAATTAATATTAGGTTCAATGTTTCCATTTGGCTGTGAAGTTCTTGCTGAAGTATAAATCATCCCTCTTTCGCCGAATGGAAGGTTCCAGTCAGTATTGAGGTTAGTATTGGGATTAACACTTGATATATATGAAGAGGATGGGTCTATTGTTAGGCCGTTTAAAAGTCCAGAACTACTTAAATATGGTCTAATTATTCCAGGGAAAAGATTTTCTAAAACATTTTGAAATACTCCTAATCTAAAATCAGCACCTCCGGTTGCACCGCCACCTCCTGCATTAATATCATCCGGAGATAATGTAGGTGGTCCTAAAGGGACATTGGAAGCATCAAATACGTATTCTCTAGTATAATTATATGATAATTTAGTGTTTTGGTACGATGTAGAAATATTATAACAATTATTTGGAAATGCGTAACTAACCAAGCGCATTGATTCGACATTATTCATCGATTCACCAATAGCTAATGAAAAATGATTACTATTCGGAAACTGTGTAAAATCTCTATCTTCAGAATGAACGGTTAGAAGTTTTTTTTCTATCACATATGTTTGTTCTCTCTGAATTAATGCATGATTTGTGTGTGTATTAAAAGAGTTATTCATCTTACTATAAAAAAATACTATATTTTTTTTAAATTGACGTAATATATAAATGTCTGGATTTAAATCGTGGAATAATGATAATAATCATCTCAATTCAAATAATAGTAGTATCACAATTAATACTGGTTCTACTTTACAACAATGGGGCGAGACTCCTACAACATTATTTACAGATAAAGAGGTTTCTACCTCTTTAAGCATTCAAGCAGATTTAGGATTTTATGTAACAAGTGATGTAAATTTAAAAAAAAATATCAAGGATTTATCAATTAATAAAAAGGAACATTTAGATAAAATAAAAAACTTAATTCCTAAATCATATAATTTCAAAAACCAAGAAAGTACATCTTTTGGATTAATAGCGCAAGAAGTTGAAAAAATTTACCCAGAATTAGTTGCTACTCAAAAAGATGGAACAAAATGTATAAATTATACTGAACTAATCCCATTACTTCTTTTACAGTCTAATGATTTGGAGAGAAAAATAGAAGAATTAAAAAATAATAACTAAATATATATAACAATATGACTAATAAATCAAATTTTAGAAAAAAAAAAGAATGAAAAAAAAGATGAAAGGGGGAAATGGCCCCGAATTTATACCTGTTCCTGGGGGAGCACAAACAATGAAAGAGTTTGAAAAATTCCATGCTTCAAATCAAAACAATCGACCCACTAAATCAAAAAGTTCCGGAAGTAAATATGATAGGGCTAAAGAAAAAGTTTCTAAAATCGCTAAAACAGCAGGAGCAGCAATAGCATCTAATTACGGTGAGTATAAAATGTCTTTCTTTTTATATGTTATCGTTTCTATTGGTTTAGTAGGTGTTGGGTGGTTGCTTGTTTCGCGAAATTTAATACGCCACGAATATAGTGAATCGCTAAGTTATGGGTTAATTTCTTTAGCAGTATCTATGTCTTTTTTCCTTGTTTTGATAGCCGGTCTTTCAAAAATTAAACCAGAAGATGGTATACTTAACCATATTAAATATATATTTAAGATAGCTATGTATTGTTTATCAAATTGTCTACCGGCAATATTAATTTTAATCCAAACATTGTTTCTTGTGTGGCTATTCTCGAAACATTCAGATTATTTATACTCTTCTAATAAACTACCTGCTTTATTTAGAACATTTAATATGATGTCTATAGTTATGGTTGTAGGACAGTCGTATGTATGGTGGCAACAATTAGAAACCGTATTAATATATGCTGGTAATAAATATGAAAAGGGTAAAAAGAAACATACATTAGTAGCTGGGTTTATTTTGGCTGCTATATTGTCTTCTGTTGCTATATCTCAAATGTATGTTATACTTGAATATCTTAAAACTGATTGTTAATTATGAAAAACCTAAAAGTTAATCCAAAGCTATTATTTTCATTTGATGACCAAATACCAGATATTTTAAGTAAAAAATTAAGATTATTGTATTCTTTATAAACTATATTTTCGCTTTGGGGATATAGTTTTATAAATCCGTTTTCCAACTGCTCAAAAATACGCCTCGACATATTTTTGTTTTTATTATTTTTGAATTTATTTAAAATCAAGCGTTCTATCGATTTTATATGTGTAATCGTGTTTTTGTTGTCTTTGTTATTTTCAAATACGCATTTAATTTTATTAAAATACCGGTCAATTTTTATTTTTTGTAAATTAAAATGAATAAATATGCCATTTGTTGAACAACATTCATTGCTCCATATTAACCTATAAAAATCACTTTCACTCATAACATTATTTTTTGTTTTATCTAAAATGATAATATTATGTGGGTCAAACTCATCTGTTTTTATCGCTAAGTTCATAATATATATAATTGAATTGTATATTTAAATCATTATTATACAACTATTGTGGTATGTTTTCTTGAAATAAAAAATATAAAAATGCTATATTTTCCATTGACAAATCGTTATTACTTTTATTTTCTATTGTTTCTAATACTTCTATAGCCTTTTTCATTGTTACATCAAAATGTATTTGTTTTTCTTCGATATGTGCTTTCCATAATTTACAAATATTTGGGTATTTGTCTTTCTTCTTTTCTAATAATTCCTTGAATTTTTTATAATTGTTATCCATTAATTTAAAATATATAGAAATATTTAAGTATTAAATACAGTTCAATAATTTATATAAATGAAGTATCAATCTAGCAAATTCGAAGATTATATACAAAAATGTAATAAGTATAATATGCATAAAGAAGTTTTACCATTACTTGATACTATTAATAATGATATAAAAAATACAAATAACCTTATTTTGTATGGTCCTTCTGGTACCGGCAAATATACACAGGCTTTAAATTATATTAAAAAATTTAGCCCAACATCTTTGAGATTTGAACGTAAAATGAACTTTAATTTTGATAATAAAAGCGACTTCATTTTTAAAATCAGCGATATTCATTTTGAAATAGATATGTCTTTATTGGGTTGTAAGGCTAAATTAGTATTTAACGATTTATATTATCATATTTTAGATGTTTTATCAAGTAGACCAAGTGGTTCCGGAATAATATTGTGTAAAAATTTTCAAAATATTCATAGTGAATTATTAGAGATATTTTATAGTTATATGCAGACGCTTACGCATAAAAATTTAAATCTTGTATATATTATTTTAACAGAAAGTGTTAGTTTTATTCCAAATAATATTTTAAATAGGTGTATGGTTGTTCCTATTAAAAGACCAACAAAAAGCGAATATATCAAGGTTACAAACAAATCTCAATTTAATAATCAAGAACTATCATCTATTAAAAATATTAAGGATTTAAAATCGAAAATTTATAATTTAAATAATCTTGATAAAAAAATAGTAAACTCAATTACAGAATATATTATTTATTATCAAAATATAAATTTTTTAGAATTAAGAGATAAATTATATGAAATATTCATATATAATCTTGATGTTCATCGTTTTACATTTAATGTTATTAAAAAACTGATCAATGATGGTTATTTACAGGAACAGCATATTGACAAGGTATTTACAAAATTATATAATTTTTTAAAACTTTATAATAATAATTATAGACCCATTTACCATTTAGAGAGATTTATCTTTTATTTATGTATAGAAATACATGGACTTGAAGAAAGCATGTGAAATATTAGATATACCGGAAAAACATTCTCTAGACAAGAGAAAAAAAGCATATTATAAGAAGGCGTTAAAATATCATCCAGATAAATATAAAGAAGATACTGGAGAGAAATTTAAGGAAGTAAAAAATGCTTTCGATTTCTTGAATGATAAAGAAAAATCCAATGTTGAAAGTTTTGATGAAAATATTGAATATCCGGAATTAATCAGGATAGTTGTAAAATATTTCTCTCCAAACAAAAACTGGGATAATTTATTTTTAGATACCTCAATCACAGGAATATCAAAGGATTGTTCTAGATTATCAATTGAAATTTTTAGGAAATTATCTAAGGACCGTGCTATTCAAGTATATGATTTTTTATCTACATTTTCATTGGTTGATAAAGAAATATTAGAGTTGTATAAATCTATATTACAAGAAAAATGTAGCATTGATAATGTTATATTACTTAACCCTGACCTTGATGACCTTTTTAATGATAATATATATAAATTATTATTTCAAGAAAAGGAGTATTATATTCCTTTATGGCACCATGAATTACATTTTTCTCTCCAAAATAAAGATTTAATAATAAAATGTGAACCAGACATACCAAATAATTGTTGGATCGATGATAGAAATAATATATATTTCTTGTCTAAAATAAATATTAATGAACTGTTTGAACAGGGTTATTATGATATTACTATTTGTAAAAATAAAACAATAAAAATTATGAGCAACGAACTATCCATAACAAATGAAAAACAAGTTATTATTAAACGAAACGAAGGAATATTAAAAATTAATGATACCCATACTTACGATACAACACTGCGCGGGGATATTTATTTAGAATGTATTTTAGAAAACAATAAATCTACTTAATTATTTTCTTGGTTTTCAAAAAGTTTATTATTGTATTTCTTGTAAACCAGCTAATTTCATCTTTTGCTAATATTAAATATATACTATTGCGGTGCATTCTTTTCCATTTTCTACGATAATTGAAGGTGTGGTATAACATTAAATCCAGATCATCTCTTATTCTCCATAAATTTTCTAATGTGCTTTCATTTTGATAATTATTACAAATACAAGTAATAGGCATTGGTATAGTACATTTCATAGGACTTTCTCTTATTTTTTTTCTTATAGTCCTATTAAACATTTTATGTGCTTTATTCAAAATTTCCAGCTTGTTATTTTGTTGATAAGATAAACATCTACCACCACAACAATTCATACTTCGTTTTAGTATAGGTGGATGAGTATAACTATGTATTTCTGAACTATTCATATAATATTTGTCTAACAATCCTTTAATTGTTTTGTTAGATAACGGGGTAAAACAATAATATCCTGAACGTTTTCTCCACCATCTTTGAATTTTTTTTATTTTTCCACTATAAAATGTATTGGATGGTTTGATAAACAAGGTAATAACTAGATTAATAACTAGTAGTTTTTGGTCGTCTGTAAGTTTGGCGTTCATTGTATTTTTATTTAATAGATTGAGATTAAATAAAAAAAAATTTTATTCAATTTTCTATTATTTATATATTGTAATTAATTTCCAAAATTATCCCATACGGCAACTCCAATATCATCATGGTTCCATTTTGGGATTTTAATATTGTCTTGTCTTTCTGAAGAATTTGGAGGAATATATGCCCATTCTTGATTCCACCTGTCTCTAGCAATTTGACATAGCTCTGAAGCACCATTTTCTAGACCCGCATTAATTGTTTTATTATCTTCTTCACACATTACCTGCCAATATCCATCAGTAGCAGAAATAATTTTGTATTGTTCATTGGTATTGCGTTGAATGGTTTCTCGTTGAAATCCCATTGGTCTACTATATGAACCACCGTGACCTAAACAACGGGTCATGTTCGTCCCATCTTTAATACCGGTCATATCTTGACAAGAAATTGCGAATTTAAATGATTTTATATTTTTCATAATTGTTGGATTTGTAGCTTGAATATCCCACGCAAATTTCTTTTCAAACTTTGAACCCCCTACTCCAAATGTTTTTGGCGTATAATATTGTTCTAAAGCACTAATATCTTCGTGATTGCGGGCATCGTGGTCTTTTGTTTTCCAAATAACTTTAGATTTTAATGGATCTTTATCTGTCCCATAACTAATAATTTTTGACGAAGAGTCGCCAATCCAAGAAATTTCAAAATACCCTTCGTGAATTTTTACACATGTAAATGTGGTTCCTATCAAAGTTGTATTTCCAATGCCTTCGACATTTTCACACTCGCGAGATAGAATTAATTCCCAATTAGGATCTTGAAGATATTCTTCCCAGTTAATATTCGAAAACATTTTTATAAACACATCTTTTTGACCCTGACTTCTACCATGTGAATCCGCCACAATAATATAATGGAATTTTCCTTCAACATTACCGCAAGTAGCCCAGTCTTGCTTATTTGTATTTTGAGAAACAGCGTGTGTTGTATTGTCTATCTTCTCGGGACAATCGTCGATTTGAGATTTTTGTTCAATCGTAGTTACTTGTGCAAGAGATGTCATGTTAATTTTTGGCGTTTGGTTTTTTATTAATACTATTCTATGTATTATAAATAATTATTTCAATTTTCTTAATTAAATTCACTGCCTTATAAGTATTTGAATATTATAAAACTACATAAAAAAATTTTATAATATTGTTAATGGTTTCATTGTTATATTTTTTTTGAAACGTGTTATTTATTTATATTTAATTAGGCCTTAGATACTTTCTTCTTGCGACGAACTACCTTTTTCTTTTTTGGCTTATTTTCTACAACCGGCTCTTCTTCTACAACTGGTTCTGCCTCTACAACAGCTGTCTCTTGTTCAGTGACTTCTTCCTCTTCGTCTTCGCTATCCTGTGCTTCAGTATAACTAGTTGTCTCGTTCTCTACTTTCTCTGCGTAAGCTTTCTCCGAATCATCAATTGCCTTAAGAACCACACTCTCGGTATCTCGCGTGCTTACATAATTAACACCGGACCCAACCATATTATGAGAACGTCGAACATTAACTTGAATAATTCGCGTGCTTACTCCAAAACTACCACTTACAAAATACATTGACCCGACTTGAAGAACTCCTTTTACAAATGGTCGGTCAGTCTTTTTAATAAGGTCTAGTGGTCCTTTAGCATCATCGCCTTCGCCTTGAGGAAGTGGTAGTGTGGTCCCGTCCTCTGCTTTCTTACGACTTACCAGATACTCGGGCTTACCATTCATATCATAAATCTCACACTTATAAGGGACAGCATCTCCTTCGCGATACTGAAATTTTACTTTATGGGAAGGACCATATTTATCATTTTGGCGAACAAACGCATTCATTAGTTCATCTAAAATCTCTGCGCTTTTTACCTTTCCAAATAACTGTTCACTGTGTTCTTGTGCGTAATTTTTAATAGCTCGTTCAATACTCATAAGGCAATTATAAAATGCCCTTGTAGCATCACTCCAACGACTTTCATCTCCACCAAAAGCTAGGTTCATCGAAACATTTGTAATATTATCATCCCAACAGGTTGCTCCCCAAGTTTTAGTAAGAGGAAAATCTAAATATAGTGGTTTTCCTTTATAGGTGATATTTACTGATTTGCTCCCTTTATCCAGTTTCCTGAATTGGAAACTGAGTTGCGTCTCGTCGAAATCTTCGACGCGAGTAACATTTGAGGTGAGCTCTTTGCGGGTGGTTTGGGTTGCTGTAATACTGGACATTATGGTTATAGTTAAATATATAATAATTATTTTTAAATCAATTTTCAGATATTTCTAAAAGTATTTGAATATATTACATCCTTGGAAATATAATATATTTACAAAATATACAATTTTTTCTACTGTTTTTTATATTATTCTTCAATTTTCCACTATTTTTCTTCAGGATTTAACTCCCTAATCGTCATTTTTGGAGAATTATCATTATTTTTATTACCATAAACAAATCTAGATATATTTTGTACTTGACCTTTTACTACATCTGGTAGAAGAGGGGGCGGGTTGCCTGGAGGCAATGCTGGTAAATTATGGTATTTATCTTTATTACCTGTTAATTCATTACCTGTTAATTCATTACCTGTTAATTCATTACCAGGTTGTTTTTTATACAGTTCTTGATCTTCCGGGGACGCATTTAAATTTGCACTATCTATTTGATTTTGTCTAGGACTTTTTGGAAATCTATTCATAATACGCTTTAAATTTGGATTGTTCATTCCTCCTGGTATACGCGACGATTGTTCTTCCAAATGTGTTCTTATTAATTTATTCTCTATTCTTTTCGTTTCAATGTATTTTATACCACCTATATTAGGCTTGTTATTAATGTTTTTTTTATTATTATTATTATTCCTATGTTGTTTTTTAGAAAGAGATTTTAGTTTCGTTTTTATTGTTTTACTGTTCTTGTATTTTTCTAATTCTTTTAATTTAGCTTTTGTTTTCAATGTTGTATTAACAGTGTTCCAAGAGTTTGTGTTTTTCCTTTCATTTTTCTCTCCATTTTCTAAATCTACAACCTTTTCTATTTGAGATTCTGGTAATGTTTTACTGCATTTTTTTTTATTACACAACCCTTTTTTATAACAAAAGTATATTACACCTGATAATATACAAAATCCGACAAAACTTGATAAAATTATTATAGTTGGTAACAATGGGTTCATTTCTGTATCTTTTTTGTCATCTAAATTATTATTTGTTTGGTTTAATGCTTGATTTTTATAAGTATTATTATATATATTATGCATTGGGCTAGGGGGTGTATTTGTTGTTGTTATGGGTGCATTCGTTGTTGTTGTAGTAGTTGTAGTTGGTGCTGTAGTAGAAGGACTAGGGGAAATCCAAGATATTGAATTATTAAAAAAGTAACTGTTTGTTCTATTAGTAATATTTTCTTTGATAAGGGTTTTATTAATATGAGAAATAAGGTTTAAGTTTGTGGAGTTGGAGAGAAATTTAGTAGAATTAGTAAAAATAGTAGAATTAGTAGAATTAGAAGTATTTTTATTATATAATTTACTATCATTTATTGCCCTGGAACGATCGTCCAAGGCAAGTATAGTTTCATCTGGAGCTTCCATACACATATACAACCCTGTCGAGTACATAGGGATATTATTAACACTGTTGCTCATCCCCCATACTCTTTTACAATTGCGAAAGTTAGTTTCTCCTGATATAAAAACCCCGTTAAATAAAAATACAACCCACCAAATTATTAGTTTTGGATATATCATTACTATTATGCTAAGAAATATCTTAAAGTAATTTTAATAACTTATTTATTAATGATTTTGTAAATAATCTAAAAAAAATATAACAAGTACAATTAAATGTCTTCATTAATAAACACAACGATTAACAAATATAATAAAACATGTGATAAAACAATTTCCCCGAAATATTTTATAAATAATTATATTTATGAACCGATAAAACAAAACTTGAAAAAAAAACGAAAGAAAATAACAAGCGATGATTTTGAAATCCCTGAAATCAAAGATTATAATTTATTATTAATTAATGGATATAATGTAAAACAATTAAAGAATATATGCAAGTTTTATAAACAAAAAAAAGGCGGAAATAAAGATGAACTTATTTTCCGATTATTTAATTATTTAAAATATTCGTTTTATGCTAAAAAAATTCAACGAATTTTCAGAGGTTACCTACGTCGTTCATTTGATAATATGAAAGGTCCTGCGTTATATAATAGAAATTTATGTACAAATTCTACAGATTTTTTTAGTTTAGAAGAATTAAAAAATATTGTAAATTCACAATTTTATAGTTTTAAAGACAAAGATAATTTTATTTATGGCTTTGATATATGTTCATTATACAATATGATTGTTATTGAAAGAATAAAAGATAATCCATATAACAGAAATAAATTACCTGTAAATAAAATTATGAATGATTTAAAATCACTTGTAAAAAGAGGAAAAATATTTAATGAATCGCCAAATATTATATTGGAAAATAACATTGATGAATTATCCCAAAAAAAACAAATTGAATTAAAAACACTTGAATTATTCCAACACATGGATAATAGAGGATTTATCACAAACCCGACTTGGTTTTTACATTTAAACAGAATATATGTTAAACGATTTTTAAGAGAACTGGCTGATGTATGGGACTATAGAGCTCAAATTGATAACGAGACCAAGAAAAAAATTAATCCACAACACGCAAACCCTTTTTTTGGATTTAACATTAATGTATTATTACACAAACCATATGAAGTTCTTCAAAAAAGGGTATTGGATCTTATAGAAGTATTTATTACAAAGGGTGTAGACAATGATGCTAAATATTTGGGAGCATGTTATGTACTAGGGGCACTTACAACAGTAAGCCATGACGCAGCAATTGCCTTACCATGGTTGTATAGTGCTTTTGGACAACCCGTACAACAATAAAAGTATTTTATTACCTTACTGGGTCATAATTTTTGTAATAAATATATTATTTTGCCGAAAGGACTTAAAAAGAGCTCGCTTAAATAAATCATAAGATGCCCAAGAAATCATCAAAGACCACCAAAGCTACCAAAGCCACCACCAAGACTGCTAAGACTACCAAGTCGGCGGCAGTCGTTCAGGAAACAGCACCAGTTGCTACTTCCGCTAAAAATCAGACTGTTACGGCAGATGCACCTCCTACAGTAGCAGAACAGTTTACAGCTCTTCTAGCACAACTATCGGTTCTTCGTTCACAAGTAACTACTATTACTAGTCATGTTCGCACACTTTCCAAGAACCACGAGCGTGAGATTAAAGCAGCATCTAAAGCTGCCCGTAAAAAGCGAAAATCAGGCAATCGTCAGCCAAGTGGTTTCGTAAAGCCCGCTGTAATCAGTGATGAGCTTGCCGGTTTCCTTGGAAAGACCAAGGGAACTGAAATGGCCCGAACAGAGGTAACGCGTGAGATTAACTCTTATATTCGTGCTAATAAACTACAAGACCCCAAAAATGGTCGACGCATTCTAGCAGATGGAAAGCTTCGCAAACTTCTTAAGCTTAAGAAGTCCGATGAACTTACCTATTTTAACCTTCAAAGATACATGAGCCCACACTTTCCTAAAAGTGGTGCGGCAGCTAAAGCGGCAGCCGCAGCATTAGCAGCCGCAGCAGCTACAGTAACTGCCTCAGCATAATTCTTGTTTTCACACAATAAATCATAATATTTAAAAAAATTTTATGATTATGTTATTATTCAAATACTTATTTGCGTCGTCTTCTCTTACGTGATTTTTTCTTCTTACGTGATTTTCTTTTCCTTCGTGATTTTCTGTTTTTTTTGGATTTTCTTCTTTTACGACGAGTTTTTTTTCCAGCAGATTGTGGATTTTTTATCCTTCCCCTTCCCCTCCCCTGAGGTTTTCTTTGTGATGTGGCACCAAAACCTGTTTTTGTTAAATCAGATATTTCTCCTATATCATATGACTTAATTTTTCTAGTCAAAAAGGATGGTATCTCTGCTTTTCCTTTACTATCACCCATACGCTTGATAGGAAATCTATTAACATTTCTTCTACCAATAGATTGTATAATAGGTTTCGCATCCTTACGTTTATCACCAAATTCTTTTATATTAGTCAATAATCCTTTTTCTCGCGCTATATATAACGCATCCCCGGATACTCCTCGCTCATCGGGGTACATAGCTCTTTGCCTTAAAGTAGGCGCAGGACCATGTAAACCTCTACTAAAATGGCGAGTAGTTTTACCATCAGCCAATGCTTTTTTTTGGGAAGATGTAAGTTGATGAACCTTTTGTTCAGACATATATATATAAAAATATTATCTTATTAACATCGATAATAATACCATACCAAACAATACACACAAGCCTATCCAGGTTAATCGTTTCCAAGCTTCATCTGTAAAATACGAAGGTTGACAATATCTAGATATTTTTTTTTTTGGTTTATCTTCTAATGCATATGATAATATAATTAATCTCAATTCAGCTATTGTAAATACTTTTTCTTCTGGATCATACATTAAGTTATATTAAATATAGCTTTTATTCCTTTATGATCTGTCGCATCACTTGACCCAAATGTATATGCAGACTCAATACTTATATTTTCACCCTTAAACCATATATAATCTATACACTTATCAGGATTAATACTTGGAAATGTATTTAATTCTTCATTACATGATTCATAGCAACTACTTTTATATCCCACCTTCTTCAAATATTTATAAAAATCATTCTCGTGTGTTTCATTAAAATCTCCGGCAATAATCACATTATCATTTTCTTCACAAAATTTTACTATTTCTTTTATTTCATTGTAACGCTCACCTTTATCTGCTTTATTCTCACCAGGAGGTAAATGTACATTCACAAATCTTATTGGTTTTTCATTATATATAAAATCTATATATTGAATAGAACGTTTTCCTATATATTTTGATTTTACTATCCCCTTTACGTTTTTATTTAATATAGTTAGCATTCCGACAAATGCCCAAACACATAAAAATATTATAGGGCATAATACCTGAATAATTATAAATATATATGGATGACTAAAATAAATATCTTTTATAATTTCACCATATGAACTAAATACCCAACCACATAGCCATAATAATTTGTTCATTAAATACTCAAATACACTGTAAATATATTTTTTATATTTTGGAAAAGTTTTAATTATACCATTATAAAGTATATTTCTCTCCAATAACCCATTATGAAAATATTTTAAATCTGTATTTTTTAAAAACTTATGGATATCCGTTAAAGCATCACTAAATGGTAATGTTGCTTCTTGTAAAGCCATTATATCCGTATTTTCTATTTCTACTTGAAGCGTCTTATTTATATTATCTACCCTTTTCAACCAATTATCGTGTATAAAATTTATATTCCAAGTTAAAACACTTAACTTCATTACAATACAAATCTAAAAAAAATATTTTATATTTACACACCTAAATAAATATAAATCGCTCTTTTTCCAATATTGTAAATAAATCCTTTTTATTAATATATTCTTCACTTTTAATAGCAAAATAAGGATACTTTTTTAACTCATTGTCTATATCCTGATATATATTTAAAATGTTTAATGTTTTTTCATAATCTTCATCGCTTAAATTATTGTGGATTTTTAACCACGTCCCAAAGTCCATATAGTTGCTCTTTTTATAACAATTTAAATAATAAAATACATTTTTATTGCTCTTTAAATAATCTGTCCCCGACATAACACATAGAAGTTGAAAATTATATAAATTTATTTTCAGCTTTTTCAAAATATCTTTCAAATTATATTGAATTATCGTATGGTTAATTAAACTTATATACCTAAATACGACAGGACACCCATAAGCAAATAAATCCATATCTTCAGTGAGAACCCCATATACTTTATTTTTTTTAACAAGAGCAGCACATAACTTATCTGCTTCTCCGTGTGCTTCAATATATTGAAACCCCATACTTTTAATCAAATTCTTTATGTTTTCAATATCATCTCTCCGGATCCTTACTACAGATCTCCTTAAACTATCTAATTTTTTCTCTTGGTGTTTGTTAGGAGTATCTCCAAATTTTTCCTTCATTTCTTCTATTTTTTTCCATGTCTTCTCGCGGTTTTCTCTGCGTCTATTCAATTCATCTCTTTTTTCTTCTGGTGGTTTCCCATCAAATACAAACACTGGAATAATATTATACTGTTTAAATATAGAACACATCAAATAAAATTTTTCCAATAAAGCACCCATTGATTTAAATCGATATAAGTATATACTTGTATCGATACAGATTTTTTTATCATATAATTGTTGTAGATGAACTTTATTAACACAGTCACCGCATTCAGTTTTTAAAAGCTTACTTAATAGTTTTACACCCATTGTTGAATACCTATATTTCTATATAGAATTATTAAATCAATTTTATACCTTATCCTGACATATAGTCATTCTCGTTGTTAGATTTATCATATCCTTATTGGGTTTTTTATATTCTCCACGTATTTTACGGTATTTTATTTCCATATCTTGTATTATATTTGTTAATCCTCGTTTTTTATACGTATCTTCAAAAAAATCTCCAAACCTCCGTAAATTTAATGGACTCTTATCAAATCTCATAGATGATATATTATACTTTTCACACCAAAATAAAAATTTATCATAATCATATAACAAAACACTTTTAATAATATAGTAACATAAAACATTTGTATCTTCCTTGTATAATATATTTTTTAACGAGGTTGAACATATTTTATCGCTTACTAAATCTTTATATCGCAAACCCATGTAATCTAATATTTTTACCAATTGAAAAATTGAAAATACCCTTTCAAATTGTATACAAAATTCACTATATAACCCAAATTGCTCATAATCTTCTTTATTATCCAAAATATCATAAGATATAAAACAGCTATTTAATATTGTAGCCCAATATTCACTATACGCCTCACTTACCTCATAATCACTTTTAACCTTTAACAAGTCCTTTATCTTGTCTTTTAATAATAAATAACTAATTCCTGAAAAATCTAAACATAAACTATGAAATAATTCATGAATTAATACTTTTTTCCATTCTTCCTCTCGAAATACTAAAACTTCACCTTTTTCAATACATGCAAAGGTTAAAGCACTATTAACGTTATTTTGACCCAACGTTTTAATTCTATTTTTCGGTAAAGTCTTTTTTAAGTCAGTTAAAAATAGGTCTATTTTTATTTCTTTAACTTTTCTTGTGGTTGGGGTATAAAACAATAAAAATCTCAATATACGCAATGCCTTTTTTATCTTCTCTTCTACTAATTTTAAATTATTTAAATCACTTTGTTTAAACAAAGCATAATTAATCTCCACTTTCACACCACATAAATTTGTGTGTGATTGTAAATATCCCTTCATATTTTTACGAATATATTCCTTAGCACTATCGGGAACATATTTACCCTCCATTAATTCAGGATAGTACTTTTTTTTAAGTAATTTTGTTTTAATCATTTCTTGTTTATCATAGCGGTCTACTAATCCATCTGATATTTTTATATCCCACCAAAATTGTTTAAAAATTTTATCCATAGAGGTTTGATCCCTTGATGTTATTTTTTTTGAAAACTTATCAAAATCATTCAAAAAATGTTTCATTAATACTTCACTTGTTTTTGAAAACGACATAACAATTATATATATAATTACATATAATTGTTTTTAATGCTTTTTCCAACAAAATATTTGTTCCTTTTCCAATCGTTTGAAATCTTCTGGGCCACCAACGCGCCCTGCTATCGAATATACATCTTTTTTATCTGCCTTTTTCCACTTTTTCTTTATTTTAGTATACATAATATCAGGCATATTTAAACAGATATATTTACCCTTTGGAAGACGGTTGTAGATTTTCTTTAATGTTGGTATCATAAATTCATCATAAAACTTACCGGAATCGTCGATCTTTATTTTTGAACTACTGTATGGTTGGCTTACCTTCTCGCCTTTCTTTTCATAATTCTCCATATTCTCATATACTTCTAAATATTCATAAGGTGGAGATGTAAAGACAAAATCATATTTTAATTTAGAAAAATCAACTGTTTCTGCTTTTTTATAAATCATTTTTACAGTACTCTTTGAATACGGTGTTAGTGCTTTAATTATCTTGTCATAACCTGGTTTTAATTCTGTATTCGCATCAATTCCTATATAATCAATATCCATCGCCATAGCACCTATTAAGCGAGCACCCCATCCTGCTGTAAAATCTAATACCTTTGTTGCTTTATTTTTTCGATATGAACAAGAAGCCGCAGCAGGTCGCATAGTATTTATAGAACCCCACTGTAATTCTATAGCAGACCTAATACTACTTTTAACGGTTCTCTTATGTTTTTGATTATATAATCTCTTAGCAAACTTTATTACCCTATCTCGAGATGTCTTATCTTGCCATCTCTCATAATGTGATTTATTTCTATATTTTGTTTTTTTACGCATTTTTTCAGTTCCAAAGTCAACTGTTCTATTACCTAATATTGATTTACTGTTAAAATCTCCCTTTTTAATCATCTCACGTAATTTATTAAAATCTTCTATTGCTACTTTTTTAGTTATCATTCTATATGGGTAACTTGTATCTGTAAATTTTATATCCTTCTTTTTTCGCGTCTTCTTCTTCTTTTTCTTGGATTTTCGTTTCTTCTTTTTCTTACCTTTTGTCTTTTTCTTACGACGTTTTCGTGTTTTCTTTTTATTAAAAAAAAATCCTCCGCGTGTCCAGTCCCTAACGACTTCGTCTTTATAAACCTTAAAACACTCTTGGCATAATGGGAAACTTTCTCCAGATGGATCTGAAATATATTTTGCACTTCTTGTTGTTTTAGCGTCACAACCTATACAGAATTCGTGAAATCCATCACTATTACTAGGTTGACTTAATCCTTGTCTCTGAATCAGTATAGCAACCTTATGTCTTAAAGCTTCGTTCACATCCACAACGGTATCAACTGTTGGAGATATCTCCTGTTGTTTGGCCATTGCCCAAAATTCTACCCAATCTTTGTCAGCCCAAAGAGCAACCAATTTAGTTTGTTCTTTTTTCATATAATCTTTCCATTTTAAGAAATCCAAATCTTCATCCAAATCTTCTTTACTAGCACCTGGACTTTTTTTCATTCTTTTTCTTGGCGGAGGTTTATTCATAAATTTATATTATATACACATTATAAATTTATTTTGCCTTCTTTTTAATCCTATGTCTTATACGCATGGTATCATAAAATACAATCGGAGGAGGTCTATCTTCCTTCTTAGCACGACTAACAATATAATGTAATAATTTAGCATCCTTTGTTGCTAATAATACATTACGTTCCATTTCGTTTTCTTTATTTTCATATTTGGCTTGTTGGCCCTTTTCCATTACCTCTTCTCTATTTTTACCGTCAAAGAAATCTTCATCCATTACAACATCCTTTGGCCTTTTAAAAACAATCTTTGATTTCTTTGTCTCTGGATCCTTTTTTCTAACTATACCGGTTTTACCACCAGCTCCCAAAGCCATTTTAGGATCTCTACATATCAAAGAATCGCTATCCATACTAAATACATTATAATAATCAGGGTTATTCTTCTTAAATTTATTAGCATGATAATAATGTTCAACAGATGCCCAGTTTTTTCCATCTAATTTAAATAACGGAACTACATTTCCTGTTTCATCTCTCTTAATGTGCATATTAGACAAGACCTTCCGCCATTCTTTCATTTTAATCAACGGGACATATTTTTCAACATCTCCTTCGGCTATTTTTTCTCCAGATCCCGCACCTGGTTTTTTATCAGCCGACTTAGAATAAAAGACAAAATGAGTTTCATCGCTAAACAATTTACCATCCTCTGGAGTAGGTGTTGGTGTAACTTCTGGATTAATATCATCGTCGAGATCTATTTCTCCTTCATCATTTTCTTCTTTCTTTTCATCACCCATCAGTTCATCTAATTGCTTTTCTTCGGGAACTTTAATTTGTTGACCAATCAAACGAGCAAATTTTGGAATATAATTATACAAGGACTTACCCTTAGATTTCATACACCTATTTACAATTTGTGTTTTTAAGCCATATGGAATTTCATGAAATCTAAACATACCTTTGCCCTTATATTTGATTAATTTATAATGATTTCCGGTATGTTCCATAACAATATAGTATTTAGGCTTGAAATACCCCTTTTCTTCTATTTCTTGCTGAACAAAATTACCACAGCTTAAAGGAGGAATTCCTTTACCCCAATTAACACTTGATATAATAATAAGTTTGGTATTTAATGCTAATTCCATTACATCACTCGTTACAGAGTCGGCCCAAAATTCACAAGCCATCATTTTTGTTTTTAATTTATCCAATGTCGTTATACCCTTCATCCATTTAACATCACTCCAATTAATTTTTGCTTCTTTTAACTCTCTTTCTAATCTTGATTCCTTTTCCCCTAATTCGGTATATTTTTTCTTTTCCTTTCTAGCTTCAATCATTTGTTTTTTTTGTGTTGGAACATCTTTTTCTTTTTTGGAACTTCTAACCAATTTATTATATTTTTTTTTACTCTCACTTTTCTTAGATTTTGTATCTGGGATTTGTCGCCTAATATCAGTTAATTCATTTTTAAACATTGTATAACGTTCTTTATAATTTTGATAATGTTCTTCGGTTGTATTATCTGTTAATATTTCTCTCAACTGTTTTACATTTATCTTTTTATTAATATTTTTAAAACCATCGCGTATAACAGCAAAAAAGCAATCTCCATTTGATTCCACATCCGATATACTATAATTGTTATTGTGTAAAAATTCTTGTATCCAACTACTTTGGTCTGTTTTATCACTTGGCTTTTTATATTTTTTCCTTTCTTTTTTTTCTTCTTTGTCGGTTTCTCCAATTGTAAAAAAATCTTCATCGTCTATATTATCTTCTATGTTCAGTTCTACTAAAACAGGCGGTGGATTTGATAAAGTAGGACTTGATGTCTCATCATCATCGTCTTCACCGTCGTCGTCTTTATCATCATCGTCTTTATCGTCGTCTTTATCATCATCGTCTTTATCATCATCGTCTTTATCATCATCGTCTTTATCATCGCCATCATCACTATCCTTGTCTACTTCGTCATCAGAGTCATCTGTATCATCTCCATCATCTCCTTTAGTTTTTGAAAGATCATCTTCTACTAAAACTTCGTTTTTCATACATTGTTGTAGATATGGTTTATTAACAAATGTATACAATAATGGACCTTTTAACTTTGATATATCTAAATCTCCGTCTTCGTCCAAATATTTCCCCTTGTCGTAATTTTTTTTGGAAATTTCATAAACACCTATTTGGTATATTTTATCACTTTCATCCACAATAATATAAATTGGACAATATAAGACTTTTTGTTTGGAAAAATTATACTTAATATTACCTAAAGCTATTACAACATCTATATCAAAAATTTTAATTTGGTACATACTAACATCTTGTCCTTTATCCTCATTATCTATTACTTTTCTTTCAGGATATGAAACATCACTATTAATAATTGAAACTACCATTATAATTTATTCTAATATTAAATATTTAGATAAGTAACTATCATTTGAAATTTCATCAATATAAAACCAAAACATCTTTCTACGTTGTACTAAATCTATATTTTCCTCAGCTTTTTCAAAAATAACAATTTCTTCTGCTAAGTCTTCCTTCTTCTTCTTCCTTGTTTTAATATCATAATAACCACATATAAATTCTAATTGTTTTTTTGTATAATTATCTTTATAATCTAATACCTCGGCAAAATATAAATCACCATACAAATCCATATCTTCACATGGTATAATTTCACATGGTATATTTTCAGCCTTGATATTTACTTGTTCTAATAAATCATTGTATGTAACATTTGTTGTTTTTTTTTGTGAAATATCAGCATCAACTAATGAAAAAAACATATTTTTTCGCTCCATTTAATATAATTAATTATATAATTAACTATTTATATTAAAATCATTAATATTTATTCTTCGTCGCAACAGCTATCATCTTCCAATTCCTCAACAATATCTAAAAACTTAAAGGAAGTTTTATTTGATAACCCTGGATATTTTTTTACGTTATATCCGGATATAATTTCAATATCGCGAAATATCTTTTTATGTGATTTCATTAATTTAAAACTTGAAAGACTACTTTGAATCATAATAACTAGATTTGCTGCTATTTCATCTAAATCATTCTCATTTTCTTTTTTATCGATATACAGGTAAATTTTCTTTACAAAGTCTAACATGATTTTTTCCATCTTCTCTAAATCGATAATTTCATATTCAACACAAATCATCAAGAATTTACTTAACGCCTTGCGTTTTTCATTTTTCTTCATAATATCGCAAAATTTATCATAATCTTCCTTAGCGTCACACGTTTCAAACGTTTCAAATAGAGAACTAAAACTCTCAAAATTACTAATGCATATATTTTTCATCACAGGATAAGTTTTAATTAATTCCTTATATAATTTTACATACACCTTGGAAAGGAACCTATTAGCACTTCCAATCTCAAATATACTTACACCAATTTTCGACAAATAATCACCGTCATCGTTATTTTCAACAATATCTTTGATAACAAGTTTAATTTCATTGCTTATCTCTTGATAATTAGAACTGGTTAATTTATTTAAATAACTTCTGATTTGGTCCATTTGTGCCTCTAAACCTTCCATATTTTTATCTAATTCGGTTGCTTTAAAATTACGGATAGTTTCCCAATCAGTACTTGAAATATTTTCATTAACCCTTTTCTTTTTATTATGATTATGATTATGATTATTATTATATCTCTTAAATACCGGTGTTTTTTGATAACTAGGTGCCCCTACTCTATTAGCCAATTTGTTAATTTTTTCTATGACCAGAGCTTCTAATTCTGGAATATTTCCTGAGTTTTCTTTATTCATAAAATCATCAAGTGAATATATACGTTTTGATACAATAGTGGTCATCTTATATTTGTTATATAAAGTTTTTTTTTTATATCAATTTTAATAACATAAAATTGAAAATGAACTTAAATATAAATATTCATTACTATCTACGATGACTTCCCTTACTGAACCTGAACCCGACCATACTTCTAAGTATGAAAAATATGAGATATCATCATGGGATGATGTAAAATTGGACCTTGTTCCAACACTTCTAAGAGGTATTTATGCTTTTGGATTTGAAAAACCCAGTTCTATTCAATGTAAAGCTCTCTACCCTATGGTAACAACAGGTAGAGATATTATTGCTCAAGCGCAATCTGGTACTGGTAAAACAGGTGCTTTTACTACCGGTATTCTTCAAATTTTATCAAAAATTGGATATAAAAGCAAAGATAATAAAATTACAAGTGCTATTATTTTAGCACCAACGCATGAACTTGCTAAACAGATTAAAGAAGTATTAGAAAATATTGGGAGGTTTATGAAAATTACAGTCCAATTGTTAGTTGGAGGAACTTCTGTAGAAAATGATAAAAAAAATCTAACAGAAAATACTCCACACATTGTAGTTGGAACTCCTGGTAGAATTCACGATATGTTGCGCAGAAAATATCTTAATGCTAATAATTTCAAAGTCCTAGTTATTGATGAAGCAGATGAAATGCTTTCGTCAGGTTTTAAAGAACAAATGTATAAAATCTTTCAGTTTGTCCCCAATAACATGCAAATTGGTTTATTTAGCGCTACTATGCCTACTGACTTACAAGAACTTACTAATAAATTTATGGATAACCCTATTAAAATTTTAGTTAAGGCAGAACAACTTACACTTCAAGGAATTGCTCAATATTTTATCAATATCGAGGATGATGTTAGTAAATATGAAACAATTAAAGATCTCTTCAGTAGTCTTTCTATTGCTCAAGCTATTATTTATTGTAATAGTACAAGACGCGTTGACGACCTATGTGAAGCAATGATCGGTGACCAATTTCCTGTAAAAAAAATTCATGGACGTATGGGTGAAGAAGAGAGAAAACAAACTTTTAATGAGTTTAAAAAAGGAAGTTGTCGAGTGTTAATTACATCTGATTTATTCGCGAGAGGTATTGATGTTCAACAAGTTAGCATCGTAATTAATTTTGATATTCCAAAAAGTGAACATACATACCTTCATAGAATTGGTCGTTCTGGTAGATGGGGTAGAAAAGGAATTGCTATTAACTTTACAAGCAAACACGATATCCAAAGACTTAAAGCGTTTGAGGAATATTATTCAACCAATATCGTTGAAATGCCAGCTAACTATACAGAACACCTTGATGTTTAGGAAATATTAATTTAATAAATCGTTTAATAAATTTTTTCTTTTTCTTTTTTGAATTTATTATGTTCAATGAAGAAAATTGTTATAAAGACACTTGTTTTCAATTACCAATAGAATTTTTAAATAATAAACAATTATTAAGCGATAATTTAATTGATGATTTAGAACTTACTGAAACTATACACGAAGATACTATTCCTGTGTATAATTCCGTATTCAATCCATCCACAGATATAGGAAAAAAATCAATTAAAAGTTGGTCAAAATATTACACAACGGATAAGAAATTTTTAAGAGACTCGCAAAAATTATATAAAAATGCTAATTCAATACCATTTGATAAAATAAAAATTGAAAAAATGATACATTCTTGGAAGAATATTAGAAACCAAAACAACTTTTTAGAAAAATATCAATATGTTGATTTTGAAAAGTTACTGTTCCTCAATAAATCGACCACTTTTCTCTCCATTTTAAGTTTATACAACATATCTTCACCAATTGCTTCCTTAATTGCACCCTTTTTTGTATTACTCTTACCTTTTGCTATTTTGAAAGTAATGAAGCTTCCTATAACTTGGAATAGTTATTACAAAATACTCATTGAAAACATAAAACATCACGCCATTGGTAAATTATTATTCTCCTTTAGTGAAGTTGCATTAGGTCAAAAAATATACATACTATTTCTTTTAGGAATGTATTTTTATAATATATATCAAAACATAATTAGCTGTTACAGATTTTACATTAACGCACGATATATAGCTGAAGAATTTGAAACATTAAATGAATATTTAGATTATACCAAAAATAAATTTAAATTATATTTAAAATTAACTAAAACTTACAAAACTTATAAGCCATTCAATAATAAACTAAAAGATTACTTAGATAGAATAGAAAAATTTCATTATGAAATTAAATCAATACCTACTAATCAAACACCGTTACAAAAATTTATATATATTGGAAAATCTATGAAATATTTTTACACATTATATGAATCACATGAGCTTGAAAACTTAATAAGTTTCACATTTGGATTTCACGGATATATAGATACTATTTTAGGAATTAATAAACAAATTATATCTAAAAAAATTAATCCGATTACATTTTCCAAGTCAAATAAATTTAAACTTAAAAATATGTTTTATCCAAATCTTAAAAAACCCGTCAAAAATGATATAGATATTTCAAAAAATCATATTATTACAGGTCCAAATGCTGCTGGGAAAACAACACTAATAAAATCGGCTATTATAAACTTATTAATTAGTCAACAAATAGGATATGGATACTTTGATAAGGGTATTTCAGGAACATTTAAACATATACATTGTTATCTAAATATCCCCGATTCTTGTTCTAGAGATAGTTTATTTCAAGCTGAAGCTAGGAGGTGTAAAGTTATTATTGATAAAATAAAAGAAAATCCAAACGATACTCATTTCTGTATTTTTGATGAATTATATTCCGGGACCAATCCTTATGAAGCAATAAGTAGTGCTTATAGTTATTTAACTCATATATCTAAAAATAAAAATGTTAAATTTTTATTAACTACTCATTTTATTAGATTATGCGACCTTTTAGAAAATCATAAAAACATTGTTAATAAATCTATGAAAGCATCTGTTATTAATAATGATCCCACGTATACATATAAAATTACGGATGGAATATCCAAAATAAAAGGAGGGGTTTGTGTATTAAAACAACTAAATTACCCTCAAGAAATAATTAACACCACGAATAAAGTTTTAGAAAGTTTATAAATTACGTTTAATTATAATAAATTTAATATAATTAAACATTAAGTAAATGGTTATCTCAAGACAACTAGCGATTAGCATCGGCGTTAGCGCACTAAGCGCAACATTAATATTTTTATATTTTAGAAATCGAATGACTAATGTTGAAAGAAAAGTAGATGTTATGTTCGATTTAATTCAAAGTCACGAAACACAAAGACAAAGTCCACAACAGTTTATGGCGGACCCGGGTGAAAATCTAAGATCTTCTTCACAAGATACAAATCATAATCAAGAAAGAAACTTAATTGATGTGTCTGATGGGGACGACGACGATTCTGAATATGATTCAGAAGACAGTGCAGAAGTTAGTGATACTGAATATAAGGAATATAATGATTTAGCAGAACGTATTAAATTAGTAACAACTGATATTGATTTACAAGAAGCCGAAGAAGAAAAAAATGTTGTAGTTTTAGAAAGCACGGATACAGAACCTATTACTATAGACGAAAGTGTTCAACTTGAAGAAGTAACTGATAATTTGGAAGATGAAGAAGAAGATGAGATTTCTCATGATAACGAAGATAATCAAACAGACATCCAAGAAGCTGTGGCAATAGACACTGAAAAAGATAATCTAGTAGAAGACAGTTTAGAAGAAGATGAAAGTGATGAAGAAGAAGAAGAAGATAAACCACTCGAATATAATAAACTTAGAGTTACTGAACTTAAGGCTATTGCCGAAGCTAAAGGCCTTTTAAATTATAAAAGTCTTAAAAAACAACCCCTAATAGATTTAATTAAAGGACTAGAATAATTTTATAAAGTTATGTATATAAATGAGTTGGGCAACTTGCTATAAAGGATCTAATAATATACATTTCAACATTCCTCCTTCTATGAACGATGGAAGGCTTTTTTCCAATTACGAAGCAGCATGTAAAACAAATAATCAGTTAAAGAAAAATTTAGGCATTACTAATAACTATAAATACAGACAATGGTTGATTCATAATGGAAATGATATTGCTAAAAAAAACAACGAATTAGCTTGCGGAGACTGTAGCCAATGTATTAAAGAAGCATCACAAGCTCCAAAAACACAGAAATACTTATATAAAGATTGCGCAGACCTTTCAAGACCATATGGATATGAAAACAGTAATCTTAAAAATATGTATGTTACTAGACAAGCACAGAATTCTAAACTACAAGCACCTCTTTTAACACAGGAACAACTTCTACTTTCAAGAGCATCTAGTTGTTCAATGGGCAATCCTAATAGCATAGGACCTATGAAATCTTGCTCATCAAACAAATTTAATTAATTTATTATTTTATAAGCAATTGACTTAAAATAATAAAAATATATAATTTAAATAATGAAAGTATTGTCTATTGATGTAGGTATGAAAAATTTAGCGTATTGTTTAATTAATATTCAAGATAATTTAGAATATAGTATTGAATTGTGGGATGTTATTGATTTATGTAATGAAAAAATTCATATATGTGGAGAGAAAAATAAAAATGGAAATCAGTGCAAAAAAAAAGCGAAGTTTTTTAAAAAAGAAAAGTATTATTGCAAAATATGTTCTCGTGAAAAAAAATACAAGATACCAACTATTGAATTCAAACCCCAAAAAATTAAAAAACTTAAATTCGCACAGTTAAAAGATTTTGCTAAAAATAAACTTGAACTTACATATGAGAAAAAACTTAAAAAAGCTGAATTATATAAATTAGTAACAGATACAGTAGATATAAAATACCTTAATTTTATTGAAAAAATTAAGGCAAAAGACTTTAATTTGGTTACTTATGGAAGAAATTTAAAAAAGAAATTTGAAAATGTTCTACAAAATATAACTATAGATTGTGTTATTGTTGAAAATCAAATAGGACCATTAGCTCTTAGAATGAAAACACTTCAAGGTATGATTATGCAACATTTTATCGAAAAGGGAATCCCACTCGTAGAAGAAATATCTGCATCCAATAAATTAAAAGAATTTTTAGGTAATAAAAAAACAACATATTCTGAAAGAAAAAAATCCGGAATTATTATTACTAAAAAACTTATAAGTGAAAATAATAATTTACATATGTGGACTGATGTTTTTAATAAACATAAAAAGCAAGATGACCTTGCTGATAGTTTTTTACAAGGTAGATGGTATCTTAAAAACACCATTTTAAAAAAATAAAATATATATTGTGCGGATTACTTAAAATTAAAAGTTCTAGTTATAGCATAAAGCATGGAAGAAATCTCATTAAATTTAGCAGAACCCACATTATCTGTTACAGAAGCCGGATCAGGGGGTATTAAAATCAGTATGGACTCCCCTAAAAGGAGTGTTAATTTTGGACCAGGCGCCGAAATGCTCATGAATCAAAACAAATCTAAAATTTCATCACCGAAAGCTGATATTAATCTTGATGATCTAAGTACTTTAGATAATATCGATTTTAATTCTAAACCTTCAGCACCAAAAATAAAAAGGCCTTCATTTACAGACGTAACAAGTAATTTATTCGGTGGTCCTAAAAATAACAATGATATTGGTATTAAACTTAAAATTAATGAACCAATCGCATCTACATTTAATTCTAGTCCATTGCCTGGGGCTACAGCTAGAGTTAAAACAGAAACCACTGATGGATTTAAAACATTCAATGAAATTCCAGTTACTCCATCAGCTCCGCCAGCTCCTATCAGAATGAAACCTGAAGAAACTTTAAGAGAAAAATTAAAAATTTTAAGAGCTTTAGAAGCACTTGAAAAAAAAGGCATTCAACTTACTAAAAAATATACAATGGATTCCCCCTTAAATGAAATGAAAGGGGAATATGAAACTATTAAGGCCGATGGTGAAAAGAAAAGCAGTATTAAATTTCAAAGACAAATGATGCTTGCCGCTGTTAGTGGTTTAGAATTTCTTAATGGGAGATTTGACCCATTCGACATCAAACTCGACGGATGGTCTGAAGCTGTTCAAGAAAACGCAGAAGAATACGATGATGTCTTTGGAGAACTTCACGAAAAATATGGAGGAAAAACCAAAATGGCCCCCGAAATTAAACTATTATTTATGCTTGGAGGTTCAGCCGCCATGCTTCATATGACCAATACCATGTTCAAATCAGCGATGCCTGGGATGGATGATATTATGAGACAAAATCCTGACCTCATGCAACAATTCCAAAGTGCAGCCATGAATACTATGGGACAACAAAATCCTGGTTTTGGAAACTTTATGGGTGGAGTCATGGGAGGACCACCTTCTATGACTATGCCTCCTATGGGTTCTCCACCCGGACCCGATATCTCCATGAGACAATCACCACCTAGAATGCCCCCCTCCAGAACAAATAGACCTGATATTGAAATGAGCAGAAATAATACATTTAATGATGCTATTGACCCCAGAGATAATTTTAAACAAGTTAAAAAATCCTCTAGAAGACCTGAAATGAAAGGACCTTCCGATTTAGATGATATCTTATCGGGACTTAAAACTAAAAAAATTAATCTTAAAAATCAAAAAAACAAAGATAGTTCAAGTGTTGTAAGTATTAGCGAACTTAACGATATGAAAGGATCTTTAGACAAACCTAAAAAAACTAGAAGAAAACCTAAATCTGAACGAAATACTATTTCACTAAATTTCAATTAATATAACTTTAATTGACCAGTTAACTTTTCTATTTTATCATCATAATCTGGACCAACAAATCCAACCGTTATAGAACCTTCGGGAACTTCCGTTAATCCGGCATCCATTGTATAACCGCAATTTATATCCTTTCTTTCCGCTATATTCATTATAGATATTAACGTTTTCTCATTTGGTACCTTTAATATTACTATTTTCTCTCCATTTTGTTTCCATTTAAAGAAATTTGGGCTGTTGGTATATGATTTTATAGTAGCATCCACAACAGAATGACTTACTTGAGCCAAAACCTTACCTTTACTCATTTTTAAATCACTACGAACTAAAATACACAATTTAAAACTCATTTTTAAAACTATTAAAATATTTTTAAAAATATTCAATTTATTTATATGGTACTAGGAATGATTTTATATGAAGGAATTGATTTGGCTTATAATGCTCTTAAAATATCTTATAATGGTGTATCTGGTATTTACAGTTGGTATTATCAAGTTGAAGAACACGAAAGAGAAGAACAACACAAAGAAGCACACGAAATGATAGAACAACTCAAATTATTAAATAACAGAATAAAAGAACTAGAAGATAAACTTACCGAAAAACCCGAAAAAACATAATAATATTAAATATTTCCTTAATATTATTCTTATTTATTATCAACATAATACCCTATACCCATATCTCCTGATTTAAATACATATCCTGGCTTAGCACCTCTAAATGTATCACTTGGAATAAAATCAATATTTTCTTCTTCCTCTATTTCTACTTTTTTCTCCTCATTTTGTGAATTAAGATAGTAATATACAATACATAAAAATATAATACCAAAAAACATATACATTATCATATAAACCTGTATATTATTAAAATTTTGGTATTTTTACTTAACATCTTGTTTATCTTCTTCTCATAGTTCTTTTTTTTCGGTTCCTTTTTCGAGATTTTCGATAATCACCATTTATATATTTTAATCTAAGAGTTTTTCTCTTCTTTTTATAATTTTTTCTTCGGGTTTTCCTCTTTCTTCTTCCACCTATTCTCACTCCTGGTCTACCTGAAACTGTATTCGATTGATACCTACGCCGCTTATTCTGATCGTATAAACGTTTATTAAGGACTTTACTCATACGCAAATCTTGAACTTCGGGTTCGCTTAATGCAGGTGTCGTAGTTTTTTTTAATTCACCAAACGCACCATTTATCAATTTCATTTTATTTGGACAACTTGAACCACTTACCATAGAATTTTCAAATTTATCTACAAGCCCAGACAAAACCCCCTGTTTTTCTCCTTTCTTAAATTTCGTCTCTACACCCAATTCTAAATCTACTTCAACCTCTAGATCTATAACCAATTGTTCAACTTCCTTATCAAATTTATCTAGTTTTTTAAATTTCCAATTTCTTCCATCTTTTGTTTTTTTGATATGAACATCATTAATAACAAATTGTTGATTTTTTGGAGGCGTTACCATTTCATCAATCTCCTTTTTATGATCCAATTTACCCTTAGCATATTCTGCTTTAATTACTATAGGAATAAATTGTAATTTTCCCTTATTTTTTAAATTTTTATTTAATTTGTTATAATTACCTTGATTATCATTTATATCAATAGGAGATTCCACCATTTCATTAGGTTTTAATACCTTTGCCCAATCATTATCTTGTGTTTCACTTTCTGGTATTTTTACTACAATACCTTCACCACCAATATTTACTGTTATTTTTTGCCCGCGTTTTGCTCCTCTGGGAACAGGAAAGCGTGCTTTTAATTTTTTACCTTGTCCTAATATTTTTTTTTGATATGTACCCTTATTTGGAGTAAAACCCGTTTTAACCATCCGTTCAACCATATCATTTAAATAAGTATCCAAATTCATATCAGCATTATCTGGTGCATATATCCTTTTATCACTAATCAAATTATAATCGGGATATTTAGGTTCATTATTATCATCTAATATAAAAATTCCATCATTCATACCACCCCATATTTGATCTTCTCTGCGTTCCAATACTAGTCTATGAGCTGGTGTTTCTGTTCTTCTAAAATCTGCTCGAGCTGTATAATATTTCTCCAATTTTCTATTTGATCCAAATGGAATCTCCATATCATCATTTCTGTTTGTTGGCTCAGCATCCCAGTTTATAAAATCCGGACCACATTCATAACTATATACTAAGTTTCCTTCATGATATAATTCCATATCTCCTTTTCTTAAATTTTTCTTTATCGGTATAATCTGCCCACCTACTTCTTTAGGAGCTAAAAATTCAATATCGAAAAACATTTTCTCTGGATCCATATTTCTAGGACCACCCAACCTAACTGCATCTTGTCCCATAACAGGAGCTGTTAGCTTTTTAACTTGAGCTATCATACCATAATTCGGGTCTGTCTTATTTTTTGGTTTATAAATTACTAAACTCCCTGATTTTATTAAACCCTTTGTATTTGTTGTATCAAATAAAAAATTACTAGACACTAAATCTTGATATACATCTCCAGTTTGAACGGATGTAAATTTATAACTTACACGATATAATAATTTTGATATTTCAGGATATTGAGGAGGATTACTATCTAAATTTCCCCGTAATAGCCCGCATTTTTCTTCAGGTTTAGGATATAATGTATTTAATGGTAATCTATTAGTTATCACTAGCATAGTTATAATTAATAGAGAAATTAAACCTTCATAATAAAATTATTTAAATTTCTTAATTGTTCTTTTCTTTGTCCTCTTCTTTGTGCCTTTTCTAATATAGCACTTGCTTTAGAGAGTTCTTCATCTGTTACATTATTATCCTTATCCAAATCTAAAACTTCTTCAAAATGTCTATATTTCATCGGAATTACACACATAGGGCTTTCTTCATTAAATAAATGGTCGGTTAATACTGTAAATATAGCAGTTAATGCTAATGCTATTAATATATCTCTACTTCCCATCCAAGATATAGCAAAAATTAATAATTGTCGACCCACACTGTTTTTTAAATATGCTTCTTGTGATTTACTTAATTCAATTGTTACATATTTAGAACCTATATTTAACATTATCATTACTAATCCTGCAAAAAATTTACTATTATTTAAATAACCTAAATAATTTAATACTTGTTGTATCATCTATATATTGTAAAAAGATATTTTTCTTTTTACAATTTTAATATAATTGTTTTCATGCTATATAACCACCATTTGTGTGATTGTCTATTTGATTTGTTGCGTGTAATGTATTTCTTTCACTTTTTACCTTGATATTTCTATCAATATCACTTACACAAGGTTGTGTGAATTTCTCCGGGGACCAAACTTCTAATTTTGATTTAAATGCTTCTTTATATTCATATCCATCTGAATCCATTAACATTATTATTATCACCGAACCTAATATTCCACAAGATACTCCATAAGTTACAGTTAAATGAACGTTTAGGAGAATTAAACCAATTAATAATACTTTATTTTTAACAAAAGCCTTTAAACATTCTGGCTTTTTATAAACTAACATTACCACAATAGCTAATAATATATATTGTACAACTTCTTCCATATATAATAAATAAGTATATAATTTTTCAGTTATTACTATAAAATTATAATCTTATTTTTTTATAAGTATAATGTCAAGTTCTTTATCATTTTCCACATTTGATACTAATCAGTCTAATAATCTTTCTGTATCGAAAATTCAATCACAATCTAGAAGAAAAAATAAAACAATAAAAAAAAAGCCAACAAAAAAAGCCGAAAATTTCCTAAACTCCATTGAGGAAGGTTTTAATGATATGCATGATAATGATGATACTGGTTTAGCAAATTTCGAACCCATCAGTAATCCTATTATTACTAAAGCACCCGATGAGAAAAAAGAACAAAATATGTCTCCTAGAACAGATGACGCTGTATCTGTTGAACAATTCGAATCTATTAATCAAAATGATTTAGATGAAAACAACTACAAAAATTACATGAATACTTATGTTCCATATTATACCAAAACCGCTAACCAGGCTAATTTACATGGTTCTAAAGATCAACTTATGAAAAAACTTAATTATATGATTCATCTCTTAGAAAAACAAGAAGATGAAAAAACTTCTAATGTTACAGAGGAACTTGTTTTATATATGTTTTTAGGGGTTTTTACTATATTTTGTGTTGATTCTTTCGCCAGAGCTGGAAAATATACGCGTTAATATATTAAGTTATAAATTTAATTTAATATAAAAACTTTATCACTCATAAATGGTCTATAACCAAAGTTATAAAAATAATAGGATGTTTGGATTTTTTCTTCTGGATTATACCTACCCAATATAGTCTTCAATAATAACTTGTTATCCCCTACATTCTCTATAAACAATTTACAAGTTTTTTCTAATTTACGTATCTGTGATAAAGCACTCAAAAAACTTATAGTAAAAACACTATCATGTGTCTCATTAAAACTACATATACATTCTATAGCGTTGTTACCTTCATAACTAGTATAACTATTTCTAAAGAAAAACAAATCATATGGTTCTTTATCAATCATTGTTACACTCGCATATAATTGCCCATCATATATGAGTTTCATTATATGGTTTAAATTTGGTAATATCATACAATCAAATTTTTTACTTTTTAACAATCTATCCCATACATCCATTAATAAATATTCCGTGTTTTTTGATATTATTATACTATTTAATGTTGGTTCATCAAACAAAACCTTTTTATCCCAGAAAGTTATATCAAACATATAATTATAGTAAGTTGTTAAAGGAACTATCAACGTTCTCGCCCCTTCTCGTTTAAATAAAAATACTACACTTTTATGTTTATTTCTATGATTTAAATAATGACTATAAATTACCTCTGGAGCTATACCTTTCTTCCGGTGCTTCTTGTCCACACAAAGAAAATCTACATAATGTAAATCTATCTTTTTATCTTTAATAAAACAACTTAATGGTCTTGTACTCATACACCCCAATATTTTATTGTTTTCAATCTTGAGAGATACATAGCTTTTATCAGTGTGATTTTTGAAATAATTCAAAACACCTTTTTTAGGAGGATTATAACATTCATGTTTATGTGGCATATAATTCTTGCGTATAAAATAGACAAACTTCATTTTTTTTGAATAATCTAAACTAAAATAATCACTAAATTCTATCTTTTCATTATAAAATTTATTCTTTTCTGGTTTACCGTGTTGAATAATTCCAGGAGGCAATAACCAGTATTTCAAATTGTGATAATGAAATACAGGTTGTTTAGACCAAAATGGATATTTCACCTTATAAATACCTATAATTATACAAATAATTGCTAATACAATTCCCAAATAATACATTATATATTTGTGATAAATATACTTTATAAATTTAACGAAAATGTTGATATAATATATATGCCTACTGGACCAACCAAGAAAAAAGAGGAAACAGAAACAGAGGAAACAGAAACAGAGGAAACAGATGATGGTGGTGTCAAAAAAATACCGGATAATCGCTGCAACCACCTTCAAGAACTGGATGGGGAAGATCCGGATATGGGGACGCCCTCAGATAGAGGAGGTAAAAGAACACGTAAAAGAAAAAAACAAAAAGGAGGACATCACTTATACAAAAGACTTGGTGTAAGTAAATATTCTTCCAAAAAACAAATTAGAAAAGCCTATAATACTCTCAAAAAGAAAAGAAAAGCTACCAAAAAGGTGAAAGAAGCTTACAAAATTCTCTCCAATAAAAAAACTCGCAAACAATATAACAACAAATATAAAAAAATGAAAAGAAAAAGGAAGAAAAAATAATAATGACTATCGTTAATAGCTATTATTATTAAAAGCAACATATGAATTTTGTATTATGTTTTTCACATATATTACCATCTACATCTTCATATATACAAAGAACTTTACGTGTAAAACAACCGGTTAGTCATTCGTAACTATTAGGCAATGTAATATATAACCTTCGTGTTCTTTTATTAGCAAGACGTTCAATATCACCCACATGCGGTCTATATTGTGATGGAAATAAATCCAAAAAAGCCTGAATAAATAATTTTTCTTTCCTCTCCGGAGTGCATAACATAAATAACTCTTGTTGACCCGAAGCAAAAGTTTCTACTTTTTGAAAAAAATTACATTTTAACTGGGTTTGAAATTCTGTCTTTTCTTTTGCCCATTTTTTACCATATGTTTCTTTTAAATCTGAAAAGGATGGTATCAATTGTTCTCCATAACTACTATCACCATCTTCTGTTTTACTTAAAAGAGGAAAACTTGCCTCTGTTCTATAATCACCATCTGCTAATGAAGTCATTTTATTTATTATGATAATAAAAAAATAAAATAATTACGAGATTTATTCGGGTTTATACATTAAATATAAATATTGATATTCATATTGTGTAACAACCATATTTACCTTTCCTTTCAAAATAAATCCAGCTTGTTTTGCTAGTGATATAATCTTTTTTTGAGGAACCATATAAAGTTTATGAACATTTTGTCTCACATTTTTTGTTTTATCATCAACCAGGTCTTCCTTAAATTCTGCTAAATCATTTTCTTTATCTAAATGAAAATTTGCCTTATATTGAAAATCTTTAAATTTTACTAAAGAATTTGTTATACGTTTTTTAGCATACTTTTGTGCACTAACAATGTGTAATGGATCTGCTGTATATAAGATAGGATCAAATTTATCTCTATTAACCAAGTGTAATAAAAAGTATCCTCCCGGCTTTAACCAATCATATACATTGTTAATGAACTTTTTCTTTTCTTCCATATAATAAATAGTAAAATAGAAGCAAGTTACTGTTGAAAAACTATTTCTTGGATATAACATGTTATTTATCGCATCTCCTTGTTTATAATTACAATCTTTATACTTTTTTTTCGCTTTTTTAACCATAGAAGGAGAAATATCAACTCCTTCGGCTGGACAACCGAATTTTTTCATCATAGATACATGATGACCACATCCACTACCAACATCTAATATTCTACTTCTTTTGGTTGGTTTTATTAATCGGTCTAATTCTCCAATTTCAAAATCATTTTTTACTTCATCGTAAACTAAATCATCGTATATTTCACTATAAAAATCATCATAACAATCGATACCTTCCTTCATTACAAACTTTTTTCGCTGAACAAAACCTTCTTGAACTGGAATATGTAAATTCATTACTAAACATAATATTAAAATTACCGCTAAAAATAATACACCTTTAGCCCATTTATCTAATTTCATTATCGGTTTTACCATTTTTTTTAACGATTTCAACATTCTATATGTATTAATTAGTTATTTTTTTTATCTAAAATATGTATTAATATGAATCAAAATGAAATTAGCGATAAAAGATTAATTAAAGCATTTAAGGGAATTACCTTTTCAAATTTTAAAAAAACCGATGCTAAAAAAGAATTACTAAATAATTTAAGTGCAGGAAAAATAGAACAATCTTGTTATTGGGTTGGAGAATTTATATGTGCTGGTCACTTTTTAGATGTTTGGGATATTTTTCTTCTATTTATTGGTAAAAATATTCATATTGGGAATCCAAAATTACCTATTTATATTGATATGAGAATCAATGACTTTAAAAATATATTAAATAATGGATATACTGATAGTTTATTAAAAATGAGAAACAATAATAAAATTAGAAAACTATTTGCTGAAGTCATATGCATTATTTGTCTTTCTAGAAAAAAACATTCGTTCGACAATATTAAAATAAATAAGGAAGATTTTAATGTTACTAAATTATCTCATAAATTAAAAGCAAAAGACATCTCGTATGGAACCAAGATATTTATGGAGGAAGATCCTAAAGAATTATTTATAGCAATTAACGAATTTTATTGGAATTTACTTTCTTCACAAAAAAATGGAACCGAAGCTTGTTATTGGTTAGAATGGATAACAGGATTTGAAGATGCTTGTAAAAAAGAGAAAAAAAAATTATTATGTGAGAGGAGAAATGTTCCCGTTGAACTAAAACTTCAAAAAGATATTATTTGGATTATTTGGGATTGTTTACTACTTGAATCAGCTAATAGAAGCAATGGACATCATAAACTAATTAAATCATTACTTAATCTTTATTGTTTAAAATTTAAACCAGGTGTAAAAAAAAGGAGAAAATACCTTATTTATTTTGCAATACATCTTTTAACAGAAACTTTAGATAATTCCATACCTATTATTTCAGATAAAAACATTATACAAAATGTTACTTCAAAAATAAATGTAATTTACAAGCAAATTAAAAAAAATGAGATAAAACCCGACACTGATTATTTATTTAATAATAGTTTTACAAACAATAATTTAGAAAAAACTATTGAAAAATTAGATAAAATGAATGCGTTATCTGGAATGGTGCCTAGAAATAATTAATTTTTTTCTGTACTTTAATTATATAAGATGTCAAGTATTAGAAAAAGAAATGCACTTCACGGATATGCTCCTTCAGCAGATGC